TAATCCTGAAGTATTACTGCTTAAAACATAACCATCTGATGATGGTGCTGTTGCTGGTAGCGTATAAATTGCTGAACCAGCGTCTGGTTGAGCTTGAATTCTAACAGACCCAGAAGTTGTTCCAGATACAGATAAAACTCCAGTAATTGTAGGGCTTGTAAATAAAGAAGCTCTATTTAAATTTTCTACATTACCTAAACCAACCATTGCGGAAGTAATTCCACTTACGGTACCTGTAAAGGTTGGAGACGCTATGTTAGCTTTTAAGTTTAAGGCTGTTTGTTGTGCTGTAGATACTGGTTTATTTGCATCTGAAGTATTATCAACATTGCCTAAACCAACAGTAGTTTTAGTTAATCCAGTTACTGAAGTAGCATTTGAAAAATCAACTGATCCTGTTAAGGAAGCCGAACTTGTTACAGCGGCTATGGCTGCTGCCGTTGCTACAGATACTGGTTTATTTGCATCTGAGGTATTATCAACATTACCTAGACCAACCATTGATTTAGTAATACCACTTACTGTGCCCGTAAAACTAGGATTAGCTAAGGGTGCTTTTAGGGCTAATGCATTAAGTACTGTAGTAGAAAAATTGGCATCGTTGCCTAAAGCTGCAGCTAATTCGTTTAGTGTATCTAAAGCACCAGGGCCGGAACTAAGTACAGCATCAATTTTTGCACTTACATATGCTAAGTTAGCGATCTGATTGGAACGATTAATACCACTAATGCCCCCTAAGGTTGTATTAGTGTATGTGCCTGTTAAAGCAAATGTTAAATTTGTTGCATTGCAACTTAATACTGTAAATGTTGAATTTACATTATTAACTGGACTAGTTGTTTGGGCCGGAACAAATCCAACAAGAGTTATGCTAGAACCTACAGTAAAAGGAGGTATAATTAAACTAGCAAAATTTACTGTAGCTATACCTGCTGTAACAGTAATGTTTTGTACATCTAATTGAGTTTCTAAACTTGCTGTTGGTACTGAGGGTATTCCTGTTAATATAGGAGAAATTTTAGGGGCAAGACCTGCAAGTGTATCTACTAATCCTGTAGGAATAGCCCCAATTTCTACAATTTTTGCATCTACTTCTGATTTAGTATATGTAGTAGCTTTAGCTGCTAATAAAAGTTCTGCTGCTTGTGCTCTTGTAGCTTCAAAGGCTATAGCTGTTGCTGTTGCTGTTGATACAGGCTTATCTTGGTCTGATGTATTATCTACATTTCCTAAACCTATAGTAGTTTTATTTAGACCTGAAGCTGTTCCAGTAAATACTGGGTTATCTTTACTTACAAAACCTGCTTCTGCTGCCAAAGCTCTATCACGTTCTACAGCAATAGCTGTAGCGGTTGCTGTAGATACCGGCTTGTCTAAATCAGATGTATTATCTACATTCTCTAATCCTACAGTAGCTTTAGTGATACCAGTTATTACACCAGTAAAAGTAGGGTTGGCTTTAGTTGCTAATAATGCTTCTACTGTTTGCGCTCTACTTATTTCTGCATCTATAGCTGCTTGAGTAGCTACGGATATTGGTTTATTTGCATCTGAAGTATTATCTACATCTGATAGTCCAACCATCGCTTTAGTAATACCAGCTACTGTACCTGTAAAAGTAGGGCTGTATATTGGAGCTTTACCATTTAAACTAGTTACAATATCTCCTATAGATATAGCATTATCGTTTAAATATCCTGTTAGTTGAGTAATATTAGCTATTAAACCAGGAGTTAGTAAACTAACTTGGCTAACCATTAAATCTACTTCAGTTTTGGTATAGGTAGTAGATATAGGAGCTAATAATGCTTCTGCTGCTAGTGCTCTATTTGTTTCGGCTATAATGGAGGCTTGTGTAGCTACTGATACTGGCTTGTTTAGATCTGAAGTATCATCTACATTGCCTAAACCAACCATTGCAGAAGTAATGCCACTTACTGTACCAGTAAATGTAGGACTAGTAAACATAGTAGCTTTACTCTGATTAGTAACATTACCTAATCCTACCATTGTAGAGGTAACACCACTTACTGTGCCTGTGAATACAGGACTAGTAAACATAGTGGCTTTACTCTCATTAGTAACATTACCTAAACCAACCATTGCAGAAGTAATGCCACTTACTGTACCAGTAAATGTAGGACTAGCTAAAGGTGCTAGTAATGCTTCTGCTGCTTGTGCTCTTATACTTTCTACTGTTATTGCTATTTGGGTCGCTGTCGATACTGGTTTAGCTAAATCTGATGTATTATCTGCATTGCCTAAACCTACCATTAATTTAGTTATACCACTTACTACACCTGTAAATGTAGGATTTAATAGTGGGGCTAATAATGCTTCTGCAGCTAGTGCTCTTTGTTCTTCTGCAGTTATGGCTGATTGAGTAGCAGTAGATATAGGCTTATTTAAATCTGATGTATTGTCTGCATTAGACAATCCTATCATTGCTTTAGTTATGCCATTTATTGTGCCGGTAAAAGTAGGATTATCACTAGTTACAAAAGCGGATTCTGCGGCTTGAGCTCTTGCAGTTTCTACGGCTATAGCTGCTATTGTTGCTGTAGAAAGTGGTTTATTTAGATCTGAAGTATTGTCTACATTACCTAAGCCAACCATTACGGAAGTAATACCTCCCACTGTACCAGTAAAAGTAGGGCTATCTATAGCAGCTTTAGTAGATACTATATTAGATAATCCTACTATATCTATACTATTAATGGTAATAGCAATATTATCTAAGGCTGATTGTACTGCTGTAGATATAGGTTTGTTTAAATCTGATGTATTATCAACATTTTCTAAGGCAAGCATTGCAGGAGTAATACCACTTACTGTGCCGGTAAAAGTAGGGTTACTAAACATAGTAGCCTTACTCTCGTTAGTAACATTGCCTAAACCTACCATCGTAGAGGTAATACCAGTTACCGTACCAGTAAAAGTAGGGTTACTAAACATAGTAGCCTTACTCTCGTTAGTAACATTTCCTAAACCTACCATTCCCGCAGTAACCCCACTTACTGTACCAGTAAATGTAGGATTAGTAAACATAATTGCTTTACTCTCGTTAGTAACATTACCAACGCTAGTGGATATTGCTGCTGTTACTGCTGCAACACTTGCTACTTCTACTGGAACAGAATTTGGAGTTGCAGTATCGGTAATAAGTAATGATCCTGTAGCAGAAACACTAATTGAATAACCATCTAAGTAAATTGTATTATTACTTAAATATAAGGATCTAAATTTATTTGTTACAGAACCAAGATCATATGCAATATTTGTGCTAGGTACTATATGTCCACTTACTGTTGTTGCCCCTGTAAATACAGGGGCTGTGAACATTGTAGCTTTGCTCTCATTAGTAACATTACCTAGCCCAACCATTGCTTTAGTTAAACCAGTTACTGCGGATGTTCCAGAAAAGTCAACCGTACCAGTAAAATTAGGCGAAGCAAGAGGTGCTTTTAAAGCTAGCTGATTAGTAACTGTATTAGCAAAATTTGCATCATTTCCTAATGCAGCAGCTAATTCATTTAAAGTGTCTAGTGCTGAATTGGCACTAGCTGCTAATGCATTAATTTCACCTCTCACATATGCTGTTGTAGCAATCTGTGTGCTATTAGTAGCTAAACTAGCTGTAGGTGCTGTTGGAGTACCTGTAAAAGTAGGGTTTAATAAAGGTGCTAAACCAGTAATACTTGGTATTACTGGTTTATTTAATATTTGCGCAGCACCAAAAGTTGCGTTCCAATCTGAGGGAACTTGTGCTGCTGGTATTGTTGGTTTATTTATTAGATCTGCATAGTTACCAGAAAATCCAGAAATTACTCCAGTTGCTGTAATCTTAATGCTTATACCATCAATTTTTACACCGCCTAACAAAGCTGTGTTTGCGGTAGGTAAACTATAAGAACTTTGAATAACTGGAGGAGTAAATGTAAAAACACTACCTGTTAGAGTTAAGCTACCATTTCCATTAGGAGTAGCTGTGTTAATAGTATATGTAGGTACTGCTGCAGGAGTAAATCGAAATGTATTACCTAAAATAGATAAAGCACCACCACCACTAGCTGTAAGGGTAGTTATTGTGGGTTTATTTAGTAAATCTGCGTAATTACCTGTTGTGGCTACAGTTGCAAAATTAGGTTTATTAAGAATAGCACCAGTTGCAGCTGTAATAGCGGTCCAGTTACTTTGCGGTGTTGGGGTAATTGTTCCCCAACTTACTGTGGATCCGTTTGTGAATAGGTATTTATTTGTCTGGCCTACTATTGTAGGTATTTCATTGGTTTTTGGTATAAAAGTAAATACGCCTGTAGACGAATTATAGCTTATACCACCAGTTGGTGAAGTAGTAGGAGAATTAGCTCCAATACTAAATAACGCTTTGCCGCCACTAACGGTGGCATCATATAAAACATTTAGAGCTGTTAAATAATCATTTTGGCCAACATAAAAAGCCTGAGTTGCCATTTAAATCTCCTCTATGTCAATACTTGTACTGTAGATTTCAAAAATAGGATGTGTTATATCAGAAAGTTGTGATAATTTTCCATAAATCTGATGTGATTGTTCTTTTTCAAAATCTTCTGAGTTATTTGGAAATAAACTTATAAATAAAGGTCTTGGTAATCCATTTCCTCTAAGTATTCTTGTAAATTCTAGTCTATCTTCTGGAGGTAACCATGTTAAGTCAAATCTCATGTTACGATAACGAATACCTCTATTTGTAATTAAGTCACCAGACTCACTACGCTGATGTTTACTTAAATCTTGGCTACCTGTTGATAGTCCGAAAGAAGTATTGTACTTAGGAGACCAATAAGATCCAGTAATAATCCTTGATATTTCTATGTATGGATTAGGGCACTCAGTATCTTCTATCTCAATTAATAAACTAGTACAAGCTAATTGTGTGGGCATCCAAACTCTACCATAAGTTCCTCCGCCATAGGAATAACTATTTACTCCTAGTGGTAAACTACCCCAATTCCATAAGCCAAAAGTTTGATAAGGGCATGAAAATATTTTAGTACTATCATGTACTAAAGTACCTGCTGCCACAGAGGTAGGAGTATTAGTGGCTGCACCAGTTGTGGGAGCTGTTCCTGTATACCCACGAACTCTGATTTTTGCAGCAGATGATAAGTTACAGAAAGGTAACATTACGCCACCTATAATAGCTTGGGTAAAAGACACTACTATATTAACTCTTGTAGTGTATAAACCACTAGGGTTTACTACTCCTGTAGTGGCTGATCTCCATACTTGAGATTTAGAATCTAACTTTAAATTACTAAGGGATGTGGCAGTGCCTGTGGCGCTACTTGATGCCGTTATAATGGTTGTAGGTAGATCTAGAATATTATTATAGATTATTCTAAGATTATTCGATGCCATTTTATTCCTCTATAAATTTTAGGAAAGCTATGTAGAAATATCTATATTTCTATCTTCACACTCAGCGGTCCAATATTCATCCCAGTTTGATAAACTATTTTGTGTATCAAAACAATAATTTTTTACTTTTAATCGTTCTTTAGTAGTACCGTTAAAAGTTATACAGTAGTAATTTGAATAACTACCAACTGTAAGTTTTTTCTCTGCAAAAGCTTCTACGTTTGCATGGTTCGTACATGAGAAGTATATATCTATGTAATTAGAATAATCTTCATCACCAGGCTGTCCGTAAATATTTAGTAAATATCCTTTAGCTAATGCTTTAGAATTTTCTGGTAGTTCAAATTCAGAAGGTATATCAGTTAAAAGTGTATATACTTTTTCATAAATATGTTGTTTATTTAATAAATATTTTCGGCTTACTTTAATAGGGTCTAGATGATCTAAGTAGGGGCTAGATGATTTATATATAGCAGTTACTACTTGATCTTCTAAAATACTATTATAAGTAGGTTCACTAAGTAATTCCCACTTAGTAGAACCCAAATTATTATATTTAGATTCTACGATTGCGGTTATTTCTTTGAATTTTTCAGTACCCGCTAAGTAATATTTTACTAAGCCTTCTGAAGTTTCTACTGACAAATAATTCATAACTTAATCCATTCACATCGTATTAAGTAGTTAAGTAAATATGTATCTATATCTTCTCCGAGCGGAACTAATACACTAGAGGTTAACACTGAAGTTTGTATACCTTTATAATCTTCTTGGTCTACATAAGCTCTATCTGATATAGTATAGCTTACTAAAGTTCCAAAATTCGGTTCATCTTTGGTTGCTAAAATAGTAAAAGGTTTAATCATATAAGGCACCGTCAGAAACTATAAAACTTACTGGATCCATATTTATTGACTGATTTTCAAAAGGCCATGTACCGCCTGTTCTAGTTTTTGCACCAAAACCTACACCTAGAATCGAACTTTCTTTTGAATAGGTCCAATTACAAGAGTAATCTACTGCTACCCAACCACTGGTTACATTAAGAGTAGATCCTACTTGTGCCATAGATACTCCCCCTCTGCAAAATACCCAGTAATCGCTCCTGCGAACATATGTTTGTCTAACAAAGAATCCGGTTTTTGAAACCATACTTACCCAGAATTGTCTTTGAGCTTGAGATATAGATTGATAATTTACTATAGGTTTTACTAAAGATGCTACATTGGTTATACCTATGCTAGTAGCAGCTGTTGGTGCAAGATAGGGTCCGGCATCAGTTCTACACTCTGAGGGATCTAATGCTCCTGGAGGAGGTGCGTTTGGGATTGGATCATATGGCTGAGATATAGATGCTCCGGCTTTTACAATTAAAGGCCTAAGTCTGGAATCATAAGTTACTCCAGATGTTTCATTTAATACTTTCATACCGTAAGAAGTATTTGGAGTAATTTGTCCATTGGCTTCTGTAAACACATAAACTTCTGGCTTTACATCACTGTAACCTGATTTAATTATTTCTATTTCCCAAGTATCTGCTGCTACTAAAGTCATGCGTAAAATTGCGTAACTTTCTGGAGTAGGTGTAGTAAAAAAAGGAACTGGTGTTGTAATACAATTTATCCTATAAACAAAACGTCTAATACCACCGTAACTATTTGTAGCTTGTGCAGCATATGCGTACTTTGCCTTACCTAAAAAGTGTAAATTTTTTGTCTTACTTGATATTAGTACTTGACTATTTCCATTTGTAGCTAAAAATCCATAAGTTGTCATCGCATCAGCACCATTATATAGGTGTCCACATTTGCACCAGTTATATATATAGAACCACTGGCATTAGTATATATAGTGTTTGCATAAAAAGCTTTGTTGAAATCCGGAGTACCCACTAATATTTGAGTAACTAGCATTTCTCTGCCTACACACGAAGCATAAGTGTTTGACACATTAGTATTTGCTAATTTGTAAAAGGCATCTACTTGATTCCAAGTTACGTCAGTACTACTAAACTGTAGGGTACCGTAGTCAAAACCTTTAAACATCCAGTACTGTATGTCTCGTTCTGAGGGAACTACTGGCCCAGCTAAATTATTAGCAAACGCTTTTATTACATTTATTCTACTAGTTCCCGGAGCTTTACTACTAGGTGAGAAATTACCTGTATAAATAGCTTTTCCATTTACTAATCTAGGACTAGATATATATCCTTGGAAATATATAGGTGAAGCTGAACTTTTTTCATGAACTCCTATATAGTAAGATTGATCTATTCTATTCGGTCTAAATACAGTAGGAGCAATAGTTTTTGTAGCAGATACTATTCCATTTACAAATATTCGTAGTGTAGTACCAGTTAAACTAGCTGCAACATGAGTCCAAGTATATGTAGGTGCAGTTCTAGCTCCTGAGTCCATATAACTAGTGGTAACCTCATTTGTTACATATGTAAACTTAAATTCATCTGGAAATACAGTAGGCAGTGGTTCACCATTACTATCTAACTCTGATATGAATGTTCTTTTATAATTAGTAGGATTACCGTCTTCATCTAACGAGCCTCCTATAAATACTGGGGTTACAGTTATATAATTACTTTCATAATCTATGCCAGTTACATACATAGGAACTAAAGCTCCGTAAGCAGCGGGAGGAGTAATTTGAGTACCTACAACAAGTCCTGGAGGTGGAAATGTTCCATATATTGAAAGAATACTACTACTCCACCACCAAGTAGTAAATGTTCTATTAACTGGAGCAATAACTTCTGAAATTAACTGTATAACTCCATTGGATTGATTATGAAATAGTTGCCATGACCCTGGACCATAGTCTCCTGATCCTAGGATACCCCCACCGAATCTAGTAGGGTATATCCACGCTTCAGCACACCAGTTGGTGTTTTGAGGAATTATAAAGTCCCCGCCCCATACTTGAGTAAGTGAGTTAGCCCCATTGTATCCTACTGTACCTAGATAGTTAGGTCTAGGAAAAGTTTGATAAAATGTTTCAGTTCTTTCTAAAGGATTTACACATAATACTGCTGTATTTCCTGTAACATCTTCAGTTATAGTACCATTATCTATTCCTAATAAGAACGCTGTTTTATTAAATCCCGTAGTACTTTGTGTAGATTCTGATGGCGACCCATTTTGGTTAGCTTCTTGTCTTGCAGTTAATGGAGATATAATGCTATTTTGAAACACTCTGTCTGCAATAATTTGTACTTGCCAGGAAGCTGGACCGCTATAATAAAGATTATTATAATACGAATTAAAAGTACTTAAACCACTAATCATCCAGCCACGTATTTCTGCATTAGTAGGAACTATGGGACTAATATTATTAGCTAAAAAAGCATCTATTACCTGTGCTCTAGTTGAAGTTATTCCTGTGTTATCTTCAACCTGCTCTGCCAGGTACTGAGCTTTTAAAGCCGGACTATCTGTGTTTCTGGTTGCTATCCAATCATCAAACCCAGTAGTCAAACCTTTAAAAAACGATAATCCATACGCCATACTATTCCTTTAATTACACGTCAAGATTTCCTAATTGAACCCTTAAAGATCCTGTACTATCAAAAACTTTTATAGCTTCATTAGTAATCTCCATCCTACCTGTACCCGTTCCCCTAATTTTTACATTACCGCTAGTATCTACTGTGAACTTATCTGGTCCAATATTTATTGAACCAGCAATAATATGACCAAGATTTGCAGTAATTGCTGATAAGCTGCCAACTTTTAAATTACTTAAGTAAGGTGCTCTCCAAGTTGTAACTCCCGGGCTGGGTAACGGCTTATATGTACCATCACACTGATACATAAACTGGCCTGCAGCTAATACGCTAGTAGAGTTAAAAGACCAGGTACCGGCACTTGATGTAGGTACTACATCTCCTGCACCTGCTGTAGGTATTGCTGGAGGAGTTGAGCTTGTATTTACAACATAAACTGTTCTGGCCGAATCTCCAACTGGACCTATTCCGCCGTCTTCTTTATACCCAAGCCTGTTAGTTTTTCCTGAGCTCCAAGGAATATTAAATGTAGTAACTTCAGTACTAGGGGCAGATATTGTTACCATTACACTATGTAGTACATAGCCACTGCCTGAAACTGCAGGAGCATCTGTATAATATCCTGCTGGATATACAGTAGTACTTCCAGAGCCTGCTGTAAGCACTTGTGTACTCCAGGTATAGTTAAAAGTTCCTGTTAAAGCAGGCGGTGTACTACTAGTACTCCAACCTGCTGCAGTAATTATGGCTGTTTTGAATGTTACACCATTGTCACCATTTTTACCATTAATTTGCTTAACTAATGTTTGAATTTTGGTTAAGGTTATATTTATGCCACTTAATGATTTACCAGTAATTGTAAAAGCAATACTAGCTAAATTATTAGTTATGTTACTAGCTATTGCTGTTATTGCTGAGACACCGCTAGCTGTTATTGCTCCTGGTGTAACACTTGTTCCAACTGCTGTAACCTTGTAAGTTCCGTCTGTAGTACCTACTCCGTTGTACACTAGCTCACTAGTACCATCAAATACCTGTATTAGCGTACTAGTATTACCAAATCCGCCCGTATTAGGAACTCCTAGGTCATTACATGAAATGTGAGCAGAATCGTTACTAAGGTTTGCTACTACTGCATTAGATCCTTTAAATAATACCAGTAGTTCCTCAAAATCAAACAATGTTGTTTTAGTTGCATTATTGTATAGTCTAGCTATATAACTATATGCTCCAGCATCATTAGGTATTGCACCTATAATACTATTAGCAGTAGCTGAGGTAGCTTCTGACTGTGCATACGCAGCTGTTAAATTGCCCGTATTACTTAAGTTTAGAACAGCCCCGCCAAGTGAACTAGATAAGGTAATTGACTTAGTTACGAGATCTATTGTTTTAATATAATATGTAGTACCTACTGTTATTTGAGGAGGCATCCCTATACCAGAAAATATTATAGGAGTATTAATTGCTAAAGTACTAACACCGCTTAGAAATACTGCATTAGAGTTTACAGAAAGTACTAATAAACTTGCAGTAAATGTTACAAATCCTGTAATAATAGGCGCTGCATTACCTATGGTCTGCTTACCTGTAATTATTACTACGCTATGGGCACCATCTGTCGTGGCCTTATCAGCATTTTTAGTTATTACATTAGCTGATATATCTAAATAATTAAATAAAGCATCTGCGCCTGGGTAAGTTTTGTTAATACTTTGTAGTTTAGAAAGTGTAAAAGGCGTACCAGTTTTACTTGTACCAGTTATAGTATACGTAACTGTTGCTTGATCTACTGCTAAAGCAGAAACATTCCCAGTTATAGCATGCAGAGCATTAACTGCTCTGCTTATACTACCAGGATTAACTCCAGTTCCTGTGGCTGTTACAGTGTAAGTTCCTCTACTACTACCAACGGTATCAAAAGTTAATTCTTCTGCACCTTCATAAACTCGTATTGATGTACCTGTTCCATCATATCCTCCAGATATTACTGTACCTGTATAGCTTACAGAAACTGGGGCCGAGTCATTACTAATTGTAGCAGTAAGTGCATTAGATCCATTAAATACTACTGGTACTGTTTGAGTATCTAGCAGTTGTGCAAATGCACTAGTTCTATCTGCTCTATCATATAATCTGATTGTATATAAACTATTTTCAGAAGTATTAGTTATAGTTGTAGTATAACCATTACTAGTAGAAGCAAAAGCTGTGGCCGATTCTGTTTCTAGATCTCCTGTTACTGTTAGAAATCCATATATACTATAAGTACCTGTACCTACTGTCTTTTTTCCGTATACTTTTATTTGTTGATGTACACCATTTATAAATTTACTAGATGTGCTTTTTGTTATTACTGGAGCACTTAGATCTATAAAATAAACTATTGCAGGGTCTCCATCTACTCCGCTGGAGACTTTAGTTATTGTTAAAGTTTTAAAGATACCTAAAGTTTTAATTCCTGATGCATCATATACAGTAACTAAAAATGTTACTGTTACTGAATCTGCTGTTAGTAAGGTTATCCCACTCAGAGTCCAAGAAGTTGCAGTATTAGTAGTCGGACCTACCGTTCTATAAGGCACAGTTGAATCTATACCAGTATCTGTAACAATTTCAACACTGAAACTATTAGGTAAAGATATTCCTACTAAATTGCCGCCTGATGCACTATAAGCTAATTGTGTACCTGCTCTTACGACTGTGATTGTGGTGCCACTATCATTATAATTATTTATTATGCCAGTGGTAGTAGCGTTTACTATTCCATTAGTTCTAGTAAGCTCAATATTAACAGAGTCTGCATTAGCTTGTTCTAGACTATAGGTTACTAAGGAGTACCCGTATGCGGTATCAATAAAATTTTCACTTACTGCACATCTGAACTGTACAGAGGTAGCTTTTGTTTCACCTACTAAAGAATTAACTGTTTGTGCAGTTATTTCTTTAGTATTAGTACCGGTTTCTGTAGTTACTGAACCACCTACTTGAAGTACTAAATTATTTGTTCCTAGTGCTCCACCAAGAAAACCCCCAGAGATAGTTATTGTATCTCCAGTTTTATAACCAACTCCAGAGTTAATAATAGTTACACTAATATTTCCTGAATAAGAGCTACTTGTATTTATTTTTGTAATTACAAATTTTGCTCCAGTACCTGTACCGCTTGTACTTAAAGGCACTAAATTAGTATATGTTCCAGCTTTGCTAACGCTTGTTCCTGATCCTCCGAACGTTGTAGTTCCTTGTATCAAAGACCCGTCAAAAGCTCTAAAATCAGTAGGGGCAGTATTTAAAGCAAAACTCCAACTAAAAGATGCCGCTGCACTAAATACAATATTAGGTGTGGCTGTTAGAGTTATACTACTAGGGGTAGTTATTCCACCATTTTTTACAGTGATAAAGTTTGTAGCACTTGCAGTTACAGTTACTAAACTAGTTTTATCCCTATAAGGTGCCGATTGAAGGGCTACGTCATTATCATTTAATAAAGTTGACATTAAATTATTACCTCTACAGATATAGTTCCGGATACCCAATTAGGGCTTAAAGATATAACTTGACCATCTTTACCAGAAGTTAAACCAAATCTATTGTGTATAATATTTACAGCTTGACCTAGTTTAAGGGATAATAGTTTGCTAGTACCTGTGAAAGAGTAAATAATTCTTGGTACTTTCCAATACGAGTTAAGACTTTGAGCTAATGCTGCAGAGTGTGTTCCTCTAATTAAAGCAGTTTCAAGTTGAACTGGTGTAGAATCTAATTTATAATCAGATTGAACTGTTGAATCCACAACAGTATTTGAAAGCCAGGGCTCTTGAAATATTTTATTATGATTAGCTGGAAGTGTGGATGCTAATGTTGTTTGTGGTGTATAATTTCTGCAATAGGCCACTTTAGTAGCTGCCATAACATTAGTTTTACTAGATATTTGTAAAGAATGATGTAATATATCGTTATCAGTAATATACACTTTATCGTCTGAAGTAGGTGTTCCAAGCTGTAATAACTGTAATAATCCTGTGCGATTCATAAATAGATTAGCATTAGCACTATTAGCAATGAATCTACATGCTTGAAGTGTATTAGTTCTATCTGTTATAGCAATACCAACAGACTGCGTATTAGCAGTAGCAAAACTACTAAAATTAACTAAATCAATGTCTGAGGGAGATAAACGTACAGAAGCTAATCCATATTGAGTAACTATAAGAGCAATTATATTAGCTATATTATTTACGTATGTGCCTTCTACTAGTTGACCAGTACTAATATTAACTGATCTTTTAGCACCTTGTATACTAGCAGTTATTGTCCCACTTGGTGGTTTAGTTAACTTAAATTTACCTGTAGTGTAATTAATAGTAGCACCTTGAGGTCTAGGTACTCCAGTAAGAGTATATACGCTTTGATCTGTATATATTGGCACTCCATTATCTCTTATCTCAATTACTAACTCTGCGCTAGATACTCGGGCTTCTGCTTGTACTGTTGCAGTAGTAACTGCAGCAGCTGTAGTTAAAGACACTACTGAACCACCACTAGTTGTAGATACTGTAAAAGTGGTATCACTATTAATTGTTTTAATATAGTAAGTAGTACCCGCAACTAGTCCACCAAATACCGCAGTAGCAGGTGTTAGTCCTGTTCCAGATACTACTACAGTAGCTGTGAATACTACGGTTGCATTAAGTACAAAACCTTTAGTACTTGTGCAAGTTATTAAATTTGTACCCGCTGTTGTGGCTTTAATATTTGTTCCAACATTAACATCATGAAACATGTACTCTAACTGACTTGGATCTACTAATATAGGGCTGATATTAAAAACTTCACCAAAAACTAGTGGGCGTATAGAGTCTTGATTACTTTGCCCTTGGCCCCAAGTACCGTTAGTACCTAGTTTATTATCTGTTAAAGGCTCATTTAATCTTTGTAGTTTATCTCGTACTTTAATATTAAGTACATCGCGACTACTAGAATCTATGTCTGAAATTATACCATCAAATATTTTCTGAAATCCGCCAGTACTAGTATTACGCACATCTGCTATAGTTGCTAGCTGCCATCTAGGGTCTCCAACATAAACCTGTATAGGTCTATTGGCCCAAATAAACTTAGTATTATCTAACCAAGTATCTCTTTCACCATTAGTGTTAGCAATCTGAATGTCACCAAAAGACATTGTTAGTGAGCCGTCTAGAGACATTGACTCTGTGGTTTGCAGAGTGCCTGTTAAGTAAGGTAAGTAACTAGTTTGTGAATCGCCAGTCATATACCCAATATTAGATAAATAAATTACATTTTCAGAACCTGCTGTACCGTATACGCCGTCTATATCTTTTACTGTTACTTCTACAAGTATTCCACGTATACTTGTAGGATCTTCAAGCCAGGCTTGAGTATAATTTGCTGCCATAGTCGCTCCTAAATCAATCTACTATATTATACTCGTTTAAGCATATTTAGTCAAGCATAATTTTTGTTTGGCACAAAAAAAGCCCCAGGCAAAGCTGGGGCTGATTTTAAGCTATTACAACTTGAGAACGTTCTTTCCACGTCTGTTGCTTAATAGCATTTTCTGTAACATTAGAAACTGCTTGCGCATTTTTCTGGTTAGCATCATAATTGCTTTGAATAATATGTCCAGTTTGTTCTTTTTGTTCCGAACGTAACTGAGACATTTCATCTCTTAAAGCTTTTAACTCAGCAACTAGTGCAGTATTATCTCCAAAAGCAGCGGTCTGTCCAGCTGTATAGACTCTACCTGGTGAGGCGAAATCTACTAACTCTGGTCCTTGTTCTCCAACCATGTTTATACCTCTACCAGCTAAGCCGCCAGAAGCATATCCTTTTACTTTTGTAGGTAAACTTGATAATATACCTTTTAACTCTTCTGTTAGAAGCTTTGTAGCACTTAGTGCTGCAGTTTCATAACTAACTTGATTAGCTATGAATTCTCCCATTAGGCTTGCTGTTGTTTTAGTATTTTCATCAATTGTAGTTAAATAACTAACACTATTATTTAAAACACTTAACTGTCTTTCTGCGTCAGTTTCTTGAGCTGTTAATTGTGCAGTAGTAGTATCAAGCAAACCATTTACCCAAGAGTAATCAGCTTGATATTGATCACCACTAGCAAAAGAAGTTCTAGATTGATTTAAGAATTGATCTATTAAATTGGGTAAACTTGAAACAGCTTTATCTCTTGCAGCAATTTCTGCTTTAGAAGCTCCTGCTCCAAGTGTTTGCTGTGCTAAAGCAGCAGCTGAATCTAACTGTCCTTTAGAAGCTGCATAAGCTTCTTGTGGTGTTAGATTACCTTTGTCACTCATCTGTAGATTTTTCTTATAATCCTGTAACACAGTAACCTGAGATTTTAAACTATCAATAGTACTATTAATTGCTGTTTTAACTTTGTCATAAGAAGTCTGTAGCTTATCTTTTGCAGCTGCTTCATCTTGTAGGGCATAGATATATAGTTGATTTGGTTTTAGTAAATCATCCATAGCATCTAATTCACGCTGTCTAGTAAGTGTTAAAGCTTTTAATTTGCTTATATCGTCATTTTTAAGAGCTAATATAGTTAATAACTGATCTTGTTTAGCTTTCTTAAGTTCCGTTTCTGCTAAATTATTAGCTTCTTCAGTAACTGAAGCAAATGCTGGACCAAGTCTAGTCATTTGTGCCCATAAATCTGCAGTAGCAGGACTAAGAGGATCAAGAGTTTTTCTGAGATTATTAAATTCTTCTCTGGTAGTAATTAAGGATTTACCACCTGATTGCAATGCAGGAAATAGCTCTAATAATTTCTTATTGACGTTATCACGTACTGGAGCAAGTCTTTCGGCTTCAGTAAGCATACTATTTCCATATTTATCAATAGCTGAAAACAGTTCTTGAGATCCACCAAATGCTTTAATTAAGCTTTGTTCGTATTCTCTTTGAATCATTGCGTCAGTGCCTGGCTTAGTAATATAAGCTTGACCAATTGATTGAAATGCAAATTTGATCTGCTCTGAGTCCCCTTGAACTCTAAATGCAAATTCAGATAGGGTTTCACCAAAGTTTTGAAATCTATTTGCTAAATTTTCTATTCCTGGGAATACGGTTTTGAATGCTAGGTCTAGTTTATTTCCAAGTTCTTGTTCAACTCTTTTAGCAAAATCAGCACTGGTTTCACCCGTTTGATATGCAGTAAAGCTGATATCCATTTGATCAATAATTGGTTTTAATATTCCACCGTCTTGACCAAATGCAGCTGCTGACGCCTGAATTCCTGCTCTAAAACTACCTACTGTAGCTTGTAGAAAATCTTTTGCATCCTGGTTTACTTCTTGATATGAACGGTCTATAGTGGTGCGGGTTTTTAAACCCCACCACTTACTAGTCTGTGTTCTAATATCTTCAAACTTTTTAACAGATCCTCCCAGCCCATCAGCAATTTGACCGATAGTACCAGATATAATTACACCACTAGCTGCTAAACTAGTAGCGCTGGAACTAAATCCTAAGAATCCGCTTTTCTTGTTTAACTCTACTCCACCTGCGGTCATATCTCCTATTTTACCAGTTGCTCCAATTGAATTTACAAAGTTTTCAGTATTATCTCTAATAGCTTCTAATGCTACTAGGGCTTTATTTTTATCAAACTGTAAGTTTTCGTAGTTAATTTTACCTAAATAGTCAATACTTTTTGCTATGCTTTCATTAGCTGCTTTAGCATCTCCTAAAGCACCTGTACCTGTTGCTTCTAGTTTGCCTGCAGCATTATAACGCATACCCGTACCACTAACTGAGGCTAGTTCTTCAGGAGTTGGTCCTGGTGGTTTTTTATCACCAAGCCCAAGTAGCTTGTATACAGCAACTGCTGCTAATACATAAGGGCCTGCGGCCATTAGACTTGCACCCATGCCACCTGCTCCTGCTGCTCCTGCTGTGGCTCCACCAGTTGCGGTTGCTGCAGTTGTTGCTGCGTTTCCAGCCATTGCACCTCCGCCCATAGCTAGATCTGTTGTAACTAGTGCAGTCTGACTAGCAGTGCCGGCAGCAGCAGTACTAGGACCACCAAAACCAAACATTTTACCCAAGCTACCAAACATTGAGCTTCCAGTATCAGTGGCATTTTTAGTACCAGTTAAAGCCATCTCTGCTTTAGTACTAGTCATTCTAACAACCCAGTCTTTTAGGAACATAGCTTGTTGAAATACCATACCAGCAATTTTCATTAAGTGAAACGCTTTTTCTAAACTCATCAACTGTTTATAAGTTTTACTATCTTTATCAAATAAACCTGCAGAAGCACTAGCTATACTAGCGGCCCCATCAAGCTTACTTGCATAATATTTTGCATCTAATTGATTAAGATTTGTTACATCTCTTTTCTGATCTTCTGCTGTTTTTCCTGCTTTATCGGCTATGGCTTTTTCAGCATTAAGTCTTTCGATGTTATATTTTTCTGTTATTGTTGCAGTTTGTGCAAATAACTTAATTACATCACCCATAGCTTTACCAGCATCTGTTAATCCTGCTGCAAAACTTTTTGCAGCTGATTCTGCCATTTCTGTGTAGAAAGCTTGGTCTTTAGATAATTGGTTAAGTTTAGCTTGTTGTTCACCAATCTGAAATGCGTACTGTAGCTCTTGTTTTTTAAGCGTATTTAAAGCACCTTGTTCAGCTACGCGTCTATTTGCAGCACTAGTAGCTTCACTATCTTGTAGTGCAAAATTGTTTCTTGTTTCTTGAGCTTGCTTGTTTTGAACTTCTTGAAGATTATTAAGCTTTTCTACTTGTTGAGCTATACCAGTGTCAATGACATCTTGAGACTTAGATCCTGGTATATCTTGTCCAGGTATAGAAACTGGTGTTTTTCTAAGTTTTTCAATCTCTTCTTGGGCTTTACGTACTGCTTCTACACGTTCAGTTTCTTGCTCTCTATTTAGCTCGGTTAAAGCACTATTTAGCTGATCTGCTCTAGCTAGTTTAGCATTAAATTCTTCTTCTTGAAGTTTTTTCTCTGCCTTACTTTGAGTATCTAGTTCTTTCTCAAATCTATCTTGAGCAAGTTTTGCTGTCATTCTGGCAGCTGTAGTTTCAGAAATTCTACCTAAACTTAGTTTTGCCTGAATTAACTTATCTTCTGCATCTAGTTTAATAAGAGCTATTTTATTAGCGCTTTCTATTTCTGAAAAAGCTAAATCTGCTTGTCTTTTACGTATTGATTCCAATCCGTCTAATCTTAGCTTTTGATTTTTAATGTTGACGTTGGCAACATCAGCTTCGTACTTCATCTGAGTCTGAGCTATTTTTGCTGTGGACTGTGATAGTGCCTCTTGTGCTATTAATACTGTTTTAGGGTCGGATTTAGAATCTGCTCTGAGTTTATTTAGTCGATCTTGTAATATAATTTGATTTTGTAACTCTGCGTTAGACTGCTTATCAAAATTAAGTTTTAAGTTACTTAGTTCTATACCGGCCTTTTGCTGTTGTACAAAGTCTAAATATAAACTAGTAGTAGATTGAATTGCTGATAAACTTTCAGTATTAATTGTATTATTTAATAACTGGAAATCCTTTAAGTAGTTAAATTCTGCAATTTTTGCATTTTTTAGTTCTTGGATATTTTTAAGATCCAGTATTTGAACATCCATTGCAATCTGTTTTTCTTTATCAGCTAGATCATTTCTAAACTTCAGTGCACTGGCATTAGCTGTGGCTTTAGTTTTTGGATCTGTTGCCTGACTAGCACGCATTTCTGCGTCTTTTATTTGACCAACTATGTTTAGTCTCTCTTTTTCTTGTGCAAGATCTGTAATACTGCGATCAATACTTTGTTTTTGCAATACTGCAGCTTCACTTTCATACTGAGAACTTTGAGCAAGAAGACCTAATTCTGCGGACTTTAGACTTAAACCTTTTGATATTAAATCGTTACGACGGATAATTCCATCAATATCAAGTAATATTTTTTTACCTTCAGCATCAATTTGTATACCTTGTTTTTTAGCTGTATTTAAAGCTAATTGTGCTCTTACTGATTCTGTCATAGACACTAAAGGGTAATTCATTTGAGCAGCTCGTCTTGTAATGTCTGAGCCTGGACCTGTGGCATTTAAGTCTGCAGCATTATTTTTAAATGAAGCATTTTGCTTTTCTCTAGATGTTTCTAGTATAATTGCTCTTTTAGTAAGCTCGCTTGATTGACGTTTAAAATCCTCATTGCTAATATTACCGTCTTTATTATCTCTTTTTAATTCTTTGCGTTTTTCTGCAATTAATATTTCTTCTTGAATTTTAGCTAGTTCACTGGTAACTATTGCTAATTGAAGCATTGCATTAAGATTGCCAGATTCAACATCTATTTGTTGTTTTGCTAAATCTGCTAATGCTCTTATACCTTCTTTAGTATTTCCTGCATTAGCTAAAACAGTTTGGCTTAAGGCAATATTTGCTTTAGCAAATGATTGACTTATAGAAGCTTCTACAAGTCTTGCACCTTTAGCAAATACTTCATCTTGAGATTTAAAGTATAGGTCTTGATATTGTACTTTATTGGCTTCAGCAGAAATCTGTTTGTTAATATTTTTAGACTCTTGTTGTGCTTTCTTTAAATCACCAGGATTATCTGTAATTCCTAAAAAGTCTGTGAATTTTCCAAACATTCCGACTTCTTTAGAAGATTTATTTTCATTTTCTCTAGAAGTTTTTAATTTTTCTTTTAGCTTGTCTACTTTTTTAGCGGATTCATCTAATTGTCCTGCAAATAACATCATGTCTTTTGCAGTTTCAGGGGACATAAATCTTAGTCTAGACATATCCTTAGAAGTTTTACTTAATTCTGCTAATTTATTTGCAGGATCTTCAAAAGCCTTAGTCATGGCTATACCAACTTTAATAGTTTCATCACCTAGTTTGCCAAGTGGATCTGTTATAGCTAAACTAGTCATTAAATTATCAAAAGTTTTTGTAGCTGCAGTCCAAGCGTCATCAAGCTCTTTACCTGCGGACGCTGCATTATTTATAGCTTTATTGGTATCCTCTAAAGATTTTTGTAATTTAGGTAATTTCTTAATTAATTCGTCTGGTATATTTTTCAGTTGTTTTTCTAAATTATCTGAGTCGCTATATGATATACCTAATATATTCTTAATACTGGCTCTGTAGGTTGCTTCTTCTGTGCTACCTACTATTAACTTAGAAGCTGCAACTAATGCTTGTTGTGTTCCATCTGCTAGTTCTCTACCTAAATTACTTGTATAGGCGTCTCCTACCTTATAGGCTCTATCTAAACGGTAAGTCAAGCGTTGATCTCCAATTGAATCCGCATAACTACCTTTTGCTACTTTTTCACTGGCTTCTTTATTGCGTTTTACTAGTAGCCCTAAGCTTGAACTAAGTTCATTTATGGCCGCAGCTTTAGCTTGTACAGATGCATTACTAATTTGCTCTAAAAATGGTTTTTTCTCTATAGCATCAAGAGTATCGCCTATGGTTTTAGCTGCTGTGGTTATTCCTTCAAGGGCTTTTGCTGAAGCATTTACTGCTGTAGTAGCTGTTTTAAAGTAATCTATTAAAAACGATACAGCAGATGCAAAAGCTGTAATTGCTATAATCCATGGTGCGAAACGATTTATTAAAGTACCTATTGTAGTTCCTATAATAGCTATGGCTCCAGATATACCTACTAGTGCTGCGCTAAATTTATTAATTGCAGGGACTTGGCGCATCAATCCACCACCAACATCAATAGTATTAGTTTTAGATTGAAGTTTTGTCATCTCTTCACTTAGTTGTGAAAATGCTGCAGTCATACCATATGCGCCTTGAATTTGGCTTACATTATATTTTGCACCACTTATAGCAGTGGTTTGATACATTCTGTCACGAATTTTATTAGTTGTCGTTTCGTGACCTAGTAAACTAGTTGCTCTAGCTGCTGAGGCTTCTGCTGCTGCATCTGCAATTTTATTTGCTTGGGCCGTTATCTTTTTTTGCTCATCTAGAGACTTTGTAGCAAAGTCTTTTTCTACTAAATATTTTTTACGTGCTCGTTCGCCTACGATTTTAGTATCGTAATCATAACCTGCTTCACCTTGAATCTTCTGCATTTCAGAAACTTTTTTCAAGTTTTCTGCATTTACTGCTTCAAGCCCTTTTCTGTATTGTCCTAGTGCTGGAATGGCTTGTTTTAATAATATACCGGCAATACCTGTAAGTGCTAGTCCTAATGCTGTTGGACTTTTTGCTAAGCTTGAGGCTAATGGTCCAAGTACGGTATTTACTAACTCTAGGCCAGTCTGCGCTACGTTAGCTAAACTTGCTGACAGTTGTGTATAGGGATTAGTATCAATATTAATTGAACTAAATTTTCTTTCACCTTCTTCTAATACAGCATTAGCAAACGCTTGCTTCTTTTCAAAGTCAGTTAAAGCACTTACGGATTTACCTAATTCTCTAGCATATTTTTCTTGAGAAGGAATAACCCTAGCCATAATACCAAGTTCGTCTAATAGTTCGGGCTGAACTTTAGCAATACCTTTTGTAAGACGATCCATAGAATCGCCCATATCTCTACCAAGAGCCAAACTAGCCTTTTTAGCTACTTCAGTCATTCTTATCATGGCAGCATTAGTCATGCCTGCAGAACTTGCAAGCGCTGTAGAAGTCATTGCTTCTCTTAAACTTAAAGCACCACCAGTAACTTCAACCATAGCCTTGGCAACTCCGCCAAGAGATCTACCACTTTGGGCACCTAGTTGATCTAAACCTTTGATAATGTTAGTAGTATCTGCTGCTTTTGAAAGTGCAGAAAATGCTGCGGAAACAGCAAATAAGTTAGCTGCAAATGTAGCATAAACGTGTACTAGTCCACCAAGACCTTGAGCTTGTTTAGCGAAGTCTCGGCCTTCAGCGCCTGTGCCTAGAGTACCTCTTGCAGTACCATACTCATTGCCCTTGCCTCCACCTTTAGGAGTCGAACCAGCCATAACTGGTGAAGATCTTCTATTATTTGTAGCAGCTACTTGTTCTTGGGCAGCCTGAACAGCCGTAGGAATACGAATATTCGCGGCTATGTTCGAAGTTGCCTTCATTATATCGTGTAATTTTTGCGCACTCGCCGTGGCTTCAGTTAAGCCCTTGGTGAGTACGTTTACTTCAACCGTTGATTGTTCTACTGCCATGCGGCCTCCAATTAACATCTCTTAAAACAATGTAATATTATTTCATCCTCCACATTATAGCACGCGAGCACTTGGAAGTCAATAAGCAAATTTTTTCAACTCATAAAAAAACCCCTATATCTTTCGATATAGGGGTTTCTCATTTTGAAGGCTCTGACTTTTTAGCTTCTTTGGCCTGTGCTATTGCATTAGACCTGTGAATATCTATTATTGATATTAACTCAAATAATCCACGCTTACTTTCGACCGGCACATCTAACATATCAAATATATCAAGTATACCTGTGAAATTTTTTCCAAGATATACTCCGTTGAAACCGTCCCACTCATCCCGTAATTTACCGTAAACTCCAAATGCATACTGTATTTCGTCTGGTAAGTCTGAGAAATCCACTGGAATCTCAGACTCAATAGGCTCACTACCCATTGCTTCGCACATTTCAAAATATGCTTCTTTTGTCATTTTAAGGTTACTATTTTCAAAGTAAGACTTTAGTAACTTATTTAATTCGATGTACTGGTCTTCGTGAAATTTGCTAGCTCGCTAACAGTTTCCGAAATAAAGGCGTCAAAATTTGCAGAACTTTGCATTAAGAATAGGGCGTTGTCTTGATCGTACTGCAGTTCGCTTTCTAGATCTTGTCCTGATAAGTCTACTGGAGCTAATTGCTCAAGATAACTTAGCTTTAGGCCTTTCCAGCCTTTGATACAAGAATTTACGTAAAGTTGTAAAAATAACTTATCGTCTAGTTCATCAGTCGCTTGACGATTCTTCCAAGCTGTTTTTGTTGCTTTCTTTCGAATTTCAACAAGTTTTTCCCTTGACAAGAATACTACATTGACTTTGAATCCATTTAGTCCCGGGTAGTCTACTTCGACTGTTTTGCTGGGTACTAGTAATGACTTTAATGATAGAGCAGGTGCTGCTGTTGACATTGGTTTTTTATCCTATTATAATAACACTAAAAAGAGGTGCCGGTGATCAGGCCGGCACCTATAAAAATCCACTTAAGGATGATAGTAACGAACTTCTAGTTCATTAGTACTTTCGATATCAATACCGCTTGCGTCATTAATATGACCTTCAGCAGTAAAGTTAATTGTAGTCGACAGAACGGCTTGAGCGTCAATTGTCGGAATCTGTACAAATGCCATTGGCATTTCAATTTCAACACGGGTACTAGCAGAAGCTCCGCCTACATATAGAATTAGCTGATATTGAGGTTCAATACCTGCTGATGTAGAAGATGCTGCAAGTAGCGTATTTAGTAATCCTGCTGTATTTGTAGTACCTGTACGTAAGTACGCAGTTATATTACCTGAAATAGCGCGAGTACCTGTGTAGTAGCCTACTGGTTGATTAACAACACCAAGATTAGCTGGAGTTACATATGTAACGTTGTTGTTAATTGTTACCTGTCCACCTGTTAGGGCTAGGTTATATGCAGTTCCGGTACCTTTGATACCTGTTTTTAAGGTAACAGTGCTTAGTTTATTAGTAATAAAATCAGCAGTAGTATTCTTATAGGTGTAGTTACCAGTTAAACCGCCTGTGATTGCATATGGTGAGCTAGTAGCAAATGCTGCTGTAGTACTGATCTGACGTAGGGCTGTTCCCATTCCTGTCCAAGCTATCATAGCAATGCCATCTAGACCGAACTGAATATCTGCTTGATTTAAACAGCAGTTATCAATAACGTAAGTAATTGAATCAACTACCATAATCATACCGAACTTAACCAGTTGATTCTTGTTGCTTAGAGCAGTTGTAACTTCAGCATAGGCAGTACCTTGCTCGTTCCATGCTGTTCTACGTAAGATTACATTATCATAATCTGAGGCCAATGTACTTGGTGTAGCAGGGTTTGATACAAACTCGCCTGACCAGCTAGTACCTGCAGTTACTGCAGTAATCTTGATAGCTGTATTGTGGTCTGCAGTTACGTGACCAGTCATCATTACTACTTCACCAACTACTAAGTCACCTGTGGCGCCGGTAATTGTTAGGACGCCAGCGGAATAAGCTGCTACTGTAGGAGTAGTTAGTGCTGCTGTATAGTCAACCGCAATTTGATTTGCGGCACCGATAGCTACAGAACCTAATAAAGAGTTCCATAGTACGGATTCTTCACACTTAACATTTGTTGCCTTTTCAGGTCTAATGTATGTGGAGAAAGAAAAGTCTGCTTGCCCTAGACTTGTGTTGAAAGAACGCTGACCGCGAGTAGGTGTAGCACCTGCTTCAGAGATTGTGATTGTATCTGCGTTTGAGGTTTGACCAAACGTAAATCCGTCTAGAACTTGTAGTTCTTGTGTATTCCCAGTAGTAAAGCCAGAAGCGGCTACTATGCCGGTACTTGCATTTACGTTAGTAGTGTAAAATACTCTACTATTTCTTACTAGATTAAATGTTGCTGCCATTATCTAATTCCTTTAATTTTGTGCATCCTGCGGACACATTACTAGATATTTATCTGTGATTGGTGCGTTAGGATACGATTTGTTAATAGCCTTATGGCTACTTATACATACATAACTTGATAACGTACTTGTATGTTAATTTCTCCGACAGCATAAGGTTTTAGAAGTCCCTCATCTGTTGTTATAGATACTACTAAGAATTCAGTAGTTATCAGATTTTTTGTGGCGTCGTATACTAGATTTTTGTTATTTTCTAGTAGTTTCTCAATATCTTCTAACAACTGCTCGAGTTGTAGCTGAGCATCTTCTCCACGGGCATAAACCTTTATGCTTACATTCATTAAGCCCCAAGCAAATGCTGAAAGTTCGTATTGACGAATTTCAGTGCCAGGACTCATATATACACAAGGAAAATCATTTACTTCATCCCAAAATTTTAGTGAGGGATAGGCATTACCATATACATTTGATGGATAGGTAATCCCGTTTAATTGCACTTGCATTTTTTCAGCAATTGCTTTTACAATAGATGTTCTACGAGTCATAGTGCTTGTGCCCTAAAGTTATTACTTACCTTATTTGCTACAATTTCTCTAATTGACTTAGAAATAAGCAATTTTGGATTTCTTGATGCAGGGCTACCTTGTTTAAATCCAGGTTCAAAAGTCTGATATGGATTTTTCATATAAGTGTAAAAAGCAGTTATTAAACCTTGTCTACTTTGTGAAACTGCTGTTACTTTAGCAGATTCAGCAAATCTTCCTGTACGATAATTTAAAATACTATGCTCTGTGCCTCCACCCATATTAGCTGAAATTACACTTTGTAAATTCTCGTTAATATATGCCTGCAAAGAGGTCATAGAAGGCATACGCTGTAGTGCAGCAGATGGCTGTGTAGCTGATACTGCTTTAGTTCCAGATATTTTATTATGCTTACTTATTTGAGCATGTACTTGCTTAAGTGCTTTACCTACTTGTTTAAAAGTTTTATTTAAAGCTTCAACGTCTTTATCTTTACTGGTCTTTGATACTTTTTCAGTTACTTTTGTAGTAACTGCTTCTAAAGTTTTTCCAGTTTTTATTATACTTGCTATATTTTTACTAATTGATTCTTTTAAAGAAGGCGATCCTTTAGTATTTACTAAAGAGCTTGCTAACTGATTTAAGGCTCTTGCGTCTCCAGCTATTAAATTAGCTAAATCTCTGCTAGAAGGTGTACTTTGTAGTTCTGCTGCTTTAGCTATAACTACTTCAGTTAAAGGTTTTAAGCTAATTATTAGTTTTTTAAAACTATCAGTAGCATCTTTATCTGATCTTCCAGTTTTTGAAGATATAGTTTTAATTAAATCATTTAAATATTTACCAGTAGTTGCCAGTAATTTACCGGCTTCTTCATTATCTCTTTTATACTGTAGTTCTACTTCTAAGTGAGGTCTATTACCTAAGACAGTTTTAGTTGCCCTTGCAAATATACTCTCTCTGTCTACAATATTACTGGTTAAGTAGTCTGCATCTAGTACTACTTTCATTATTCTTTCTAAGGTATCTATAGAGGTTTTATCGACTCCCTCGCCTAGATCTAGCTTAAAATCTCTATATCCTGTGCCTGTATCTGTTACATTTAAAAATAGTGCTTCTTTAAGACGTAGGGAGAAAACTCCTGCTAAATGTCCTGACTGTATATGATGATTAATATGTTCATATACTGCTACCTCAGTTGCATGAGGTAATCCAAAAGTGCTTAACTCTATTTCTATATACTCTATAAATAATTTGCGTAAGGTATCTTGCGGTACTGCTTCTAGCCTAAATTCTCCTGGAATTCTTGTCACTAGTTTATCATAATAAGTAGTGCTTTGTATATAGTTTATAAATCTTGGTAAAGATATGCTTTTTAAGAATTTTTGTGTAGCTGATCTTAAAGTATCGTTTTCTATATCTTTATTTAAATCACTTATTAACTTATTTAAAGAGCCTTCAGTAATTACTGAAGAGGCACCTAATTTAGCGGCTTCATACTTTTTACGAAATTTTTCAGATTCTACTAATTTAGAATAGTCGTCTCTTAAATTTCTTGTTTTAATCTGATTAAACTTACTAAAAATTCTATCTCTTAGAGTTTGACTAAATTCCGCTATTGACATATTAATTTACCGTTAACGCATACTGGTCAAAGATACGCTGTATTGCTGCTGGTAGTTTACTGTGCATTATATATTCTATTTGTCCACCACTACCGCCAGGGGCTGAATTTGAGTGAACTGTACTTTCATGTCGCATATAGTAGTTAATAAACTCTAGTACTCCTAGCTTTAATCCTTCAGGGCATCCATCATATCCGGCTGTATAAGTTACTCTATAACCTGCTGGTCTAAGCTGAAATACGTCGCTATATACACATTTTATTACTTGTTCTTTTTGTACATAGATCCAGTCTATATATTGAACCATGTCTGTATATATTTTGCCGTAGTCAGTGGAGTACTGTACAGAAGCAATTGCTCCTACTGGTCCGCTAGAGGGTACTAATACTGGATTACCTCCATCAAATATTTCTATGACACTCTCTTGGGTATCTATTAGTGGATTTCTGCAGAAGCCTCTTACAGCATCAGATATTTTTGGAATTAAGAAGTCAATTAAATTATCTTGCGTAGTACTAGATATACCAGCATAAGCTTTATATTCTGCTTTGGTTACTAGATTGGCCATAATATTTCCTTTTGTCTTTTACATATCCTGACTAGCAAGATATGTAAAAGACAGGACCTGAGTCCTGTCTTGCTTAATAAATTAAGCTGTCCAACGAAGGGCTTTAACACCTTGGCTGGCTGTAATTTGAGCCATTCCAACGCGCATAGAAGCAACCATTACACGGGCTTGTTCAGCTGCTAACTCTTGTGTGTCAATGCGTAGACCGCGTTGAGCACCGACTAAGAAGTTAGGAACATAAACTGCAAGAGCAGCAATGTTAGTCAATGCAGTGACAGCACCAGTAGCTTTGGCAGCTAGTTCTCCTGTGGCGATAACTGGGGAACCAGCAATCATACCAACTTGACCAGTGATAACAGTAGCTAAAGGACCAACTTTTTCCATTGTCATGAATGTTGTATCTTCTAATAGATCGTAGTATGTATCGTTATTAACGATGTATGCTACGTCAGCTGGATCGATACCATAGTTGCCTAATTGAGCACGTAGTCCACGTAGTTTAGCAATACTTACAGCACCATTGGCAGCTGTTTGTAGTAGGGCTGCATTAGTACCTGAAGTACCTGCACGGTTTGATAAGCCACTGATAGGTACTGTAGATCCGTCACCTGTTAGTAGGGCACCATCGATTGCTTTAGCGCAACGACGAACCATAGCATCACGAATCATAGGTAGAAGAATTAGTAAAGAATCTTCTTCTTCTTCGTATCCAACATACTCTTTTGTCGCTACTTTGTAGGCATTTAGAGTAACTTCAGCTAGCTTGTGAGCAACCGCTGATCCGCCAGAACCTGATTCTAGGGCAGTTCCACCACTGAATGTTGTAACCCAGCTTGCAGATCCAACTTCAGGATTTACAGGGATACTTAATACATTGGTTTTCATTGGGATTTGACGGAACATAGGAGCGATAACTAGTCTACGACGTAGTGCATCTTCCATTGTTAATTGTACTTCATTTTCCCATGGTGTAGCACCTGGAACGTGAGCTACACTAGACTTCTCTAGTAGTGCGCGTCCATACTTAGTTTGGTCCAGTGACTTACCCATAATAGTAGAAAGCATAACTGCTTGCTCTTTTTCTTGGTAAGTAACACCGTCAGCACCAGACTTATCTGAGAAAGCCATTTTTGACTTTTGGATAGCTGCGATTTCGGCAGACTTTTCAGCTAGAGCTGATTGTAGGCTGTCTAATACTTGCTTTGTTGTTTGTGACTGCTCTTCGAAACGTTTTTCAACTTCAGCTAATAGGCGCTCTGCACCTGACTCGCCGGATTGAACTACTGCTGGAGTAGCGGCTTCTAGGGCTGACTTAACGCGGGCGTTAATACGTGCTTCTAGGGAGGCTTCTTCAGCTGCTTTTGAGCGCTCAGTTTCGGCTTGAGCTGATGCTGCATCTTGCATTGCTTTAGTTGTTTGTTCAACTGCGGCTCTAGCTGCGTCTGCAACCATTTGTTTGATTTCTTCTGGATTCATTTTCCATTCCTTTTGTGATATGCCGTTTGCTTCCGTTGAGGATTCTAGCCCTTTAGCTGATTCGCTTTTGGGTGC